TTCTACTATATGTTTAGTACATTCTTCGCAGTCGTTTTCCATGGATTTCATGAATTCTGCGTCTAGACTATATAGTAAAGTATTTCTTTGTTTTCTGAATTCGTCTATTTTAAAGTCTATAGATAAAGACTTTTCATCAAAAATGTCTGACTCTTCATCATAGTAATATTGCATTTGTTCTATGTTGTATGGGGAGTTCTTAAAGAATTTGATGTCTGCCACATCTTGATGTAGGAACTCTCTGTTTTTCGCTGAGTAGTTATATATGTCAGTGGGGTTTTTGCCGTCAGGTACAGAATAAGTAACTCGAGTTTTATCCTTAAAAATAATTAATAATAAATTTTGAGTTGCATTTTTCATTTTATACAAAGTCCTTCCACTCTCCGGATCCGTCACCTCCATCCGCTACAGTTTTAGTAACGTACGGTTGGTGGTAGAATACCGCTTTATCTATGTTTTCGATGCTCGGGTGTGACGGCAAGAATGCATTTTGACTAGAGATGCCATAATTGTTTGTCGTTACAACACCAAAGAATCCTTCATTTAAATAGCTATCGTCAATCATTCTTCCCAAATGGATATCAAAGTACTTTTGAGTTTTTACTAGCCCGCCAAAGCCCTGACCAAATCCTGCCGGATGATGGTTCCAAACTCCGGGTATGTTTTCAAACAAATCGCCTGACTGCATGTATGATAAAACAGAAGAGGGAAATACTCCGTAACCATCTTTAGCGAACAGTAAGCTTTCTGAGAAGTGGCTAGCGGGAGGTCTGTAGTCTGTAAATCCGCCTGTGACTCCAGTTTGAAAAGAATCTGCGGCTATGGGAGCAGGCCAGCTTTCGTACTCTCCATTCCAGCAGTTCACACCCATAACCGCATAGGAAGCTAATCCTGATTCATCGTTTGGTTGGGGCAAGTTGTTTTCGTCAAAATAAACTCTAAATCTTCTAAATCCTCTTAGGGGTCTTGTCTTGCCCGCTATAGCTTGACCCCTTTCATTGTATGACTGTTTTCCATCATAATCGTCTCCGTCAGAGCTACCCAGATCCATTAGCTGTGTGTAGTCTTTTGCGATACCCGCTTTTCTTAACTCTGAGTCCAAAACAACGGCCCCACCACCGGCATCCATCAGACCAAGCCCTGTTAAATCATTATGCAGCGTGGCTCCCTGCACTTCAAATAGAGGATATGAAGCACCCGTTGTGACACCGCCAAAAAACTTTTGAGTTGCCGCGCTTGAACCAGACCTGTTGAAAATGGTATCGTAGTCTATAATAATATTGTTTATATTGCTACCAAAGTAGTCTAACATGTCGGCCTGCGCGGTTCTAAATTTACACTGCGCGAAACTCTCTGGGTGATTTGGGTAAGCTGTGTATTGGGGGTCGGTTGAGTTATGTATAAACTCCTGATCATCCGAACTGGCTACTTGCATCAACGCATAATCTTTAATTTTGCATGCATATTCATAAAAACCCCTATAATCATATAGAGTCATAACGTCTTTTTGGGTAAGCACTTTTACGTGAGAAACGCCTTGACCTTCCCATTGTCCATTGACGTTGATTCTTAGCCAGTATTTAAAGCCGCCTTGGTTCGCGCCGTAATATTTTGTTGGGTAGATGGGTGTGGAGAAAGTACCAGAAGTGTTGCATTTTGGTGATCCTTGATCTGGATCTCCCAAGTATTGACCACTAGTCCCTACGCTTAGTTGGTAAAATGAATTATGTATCGTACCCGCAGAACCCGTTGTATCTCTAGCAAAACCTAGCCACAGCCCGCTCGAAACTTCGTTAGCTTCACTTTCTATATTTAGTAGCCCACTGTTCCAGCTAGCGTTTAGATTGTTATCTTTTATTTCTTTATCAAATGAGTCGTACAGCTTGAGCGCCATATAATACGGAGGAGAAAATTCTCCAGTTAATGACGGTTTGAATGTAATTTTTGAGTCAGATGAATTTAAAAGGCCTCCTGCGTCTACTTCAAAATTAGTTTCTGATATTTCGTACTCGCCGCTCTTAAATAATTCTCCAGAGCTTATAGTTAATCTTCCATCCCCAGTGCGTTGGCTAAAAGATTTTGCGGTGCCGTCATTGTTAAAGTCTGCACCAGAGAATGGCTGTTTAGATATATAAGCGTATCCACCCGCTATATCTGGTAAGGTGTTACCGATGAAATCTAAATTTACAAAACCATCGCTGTCTAGGTACTGATCAGTAAATATCGCATCGCAAGCTTGTTGCGGTCCGACGGTACTATAATTGTTTACTCTTGGCGTCAAATAATATCCGGTAGGTTTAGGATTTAAAACTTCCATTATGTCCCAGCCAAAATATGTTCCAGCGTTTACTCCCGAAGAGCTAACACCGTTAGAATCTACAGCTTGCACCACTACGTCATATCTTCTTTTAACTCCACCGGGCATAGCTCTGTTTTTAGCAAAGGTAAAGTTAAATATTTTATCGTTGACGCTGTACGATGCAAGTTGTGTACCCGGCAATGCGGAAGTATTACTGGGTTCATGTATACTTACTTTGTAGGTTATGGGCAATGTAAAGGTCGCTTCGTTCAAGAACTCTACGCTCCACTGAAACTCTCCATCTTTGCTATTGTTGAAAGAGAAAATTTCTTTATTTGAACTCGTAACACTGGTGGATTCTCTAGTCTGGTTAAATACATAATTTGAAGCTAATCTAAGGGAGTGAACTTGAACGTCTTTTACTGGAAAGTGATCTGAGACTGTCTCTGTGGCGTCTCTTTTATCATTGGATAATGTTCCTACGGAGTTTATGGCGTATACTCTAACTACGAAAGTTCCAGATCCTCCCGCTAAGGTTGGGGGTATATAAAAAGTATATGGATTACCAGACTCGCTTACGTCAGTTAAATATATTGTATCAAATAGGTGTTCGCTTTTGGGAACATTAGTTGCTCCGATAGTTTGCCCTGTCCAAGAGCTACCTTGGTAAACGTATATTTTGTAACCGATAGTTGTGCCTAGAGGGTCGGAGTTATTTACTTTAATTTTAATTCTTTTGGTATCTCCGTGTGGACTATCTGGGTGTGATAACACGCTGGTCGTAATGCTGGCTGGCGCTGGCGGTGCAGCGGTTATGTTCTGCGGGCTTTTAACGTAAGAGTAAATTATTCCGGATTCTAGATATCCATACTTATCTTCATTGTGAAGCATGGCCTCTACATTAAAGACTAAGTTATTAGAATTTTCCTTGGTGGATACTACTGAGTATAAGTTGTTACTTTTCTGATCTAGTTTAACTATACTCCATGTTGATTCGTTTACGATGTCTTTTCCAACAGACGAAAACATATCGCTCGTATAAGATATCTTGGTGCCGCTAACCTCAGAAGATCCACTGATAGCCACGTTTGAAACTGTTATGCCCGCGGTAGACGGAGAGAAATCAAAAGTTTGTACGTGGGAGTTTCTAAATGAGCTTTGTTCGCTCTGTGTAGAGATGTCAACTATTGACTCGTCATAAAAGTAAGTTGGGGTAGTTAGAGTCAGAGAGTAGTTCGAAGAAGAGTCTAGACTAACTGATCTGTCTAAAATTATAGATTGACTAGCTCCAGAAACAGTTCTGCCTGCTAAATTTTCTTCAGATCTATTTTGGTCTGTTACCCTAATAATATCCCCGGGCCTTAACAGCATGGCTTCGGGCCCTGTTGCAAAAGATACCGTTTCGGTTTGTTCTATCTCTGTGGACAGGATCCATCTTCCCATTCTGATTGCTTGAGACCTACTTGTACAAGCAAAGGCGGTAACTTCTTTTTCTACAACCCCATACTTTCTTATGCCCTCGGTGTTTTCAACGTACTCCACTGCTGGTTTGTACATGTTATCTCTATCGTTGTACCTAACGTAACAAACTGTTGGAATACTCTGCTTGGTTGTGGAAGAATAAGTAAAGTTGCCGTCTACGACATTAGCGTTATTATATAGAGCTATTTCATCACGAGGCTTGTCGCAAGAAATATTGACTCTACCAAATCCGTAATAAGCTATGGCTCTAAAGACGCTGGCAAAATCTTTTATTACCTTAAACGCTTCCTCTCTTGTATTAATTAAAACGTTGCAGGTAAACCTAGGTTCGTAACCTCCTTGTCCATCTGAAACTAGTTGATCGCAAAATTTAGCAATCTCATACAGGGTCCATTTGTCAACTTGTACATCGCCTAAGAATTTGCCTACGCCATATCTTTTGTTGGTAATTAAATCATAAAATATCCAAGCTGGATTGTCGGTCCATTTTTTGTCATCTTGGAAAGTTCCGTCCCATATATCTCCCGCTAGTGCTCCGTCAAAATTGTACTGTCGAGAATCTGGATCGTATCCAGTTGGTACTTTTACTTTTAGTAATTTTAAATCATAACTTCTATTAGGTACTTGAGAAAAATACTCCGCATCAAACTTTAGCGAAGCTATCGCTGAGTTTGGATAGGCTAAAGTGTTATTTGAAATTTCTGTTATATTTTCAACAAAACTTTGATTTACTATATGACTCTCTATTGAATCCAGAGTTGTTCTTACTACCTCTATTTCCCAGCCGGTTAGTTTATCATTAACTAGGTCTTGATCTAAGTTGATTGTGTAGTCATGTATGTAGGGGCTTCGTATTAAGCCTCTGATTGCGGAGGTTAGTGGCTTGCCGGTCGATTGATTATTACCCGCGCCACCAACACCATACCATTGCCTGTTTACGCTAAGGTCAGAGTTGCCAAGTTTATCCTTGTAAATCGGCCTGTATCTGTATTTAAAAACTAATTGACTACCCCTTACTTGGCCTACTTCTTCGTCTGGCCAAGTACCTTGTGTTAAGTTCGGATCGCTAGCTACCTTGGTATATGTGAGCGCTGGTATTTTTATGTTTACTCTTACGGACTGTAGGTTGTCATTAAAAAATCTGTAAGTCTTGGGGTAGTAATGAAAGTCTTGCGCTTCGTTTTGTCCGGTATCCGGCCCCCTTAGCCTTTCGCTAATTGTTCTAGTTTTTTCTACTGGATCAGTTGTTCCATACCAAGCCTCCCCACTTGTTATACCCGACACTGTGCCGGGTGCGATAGCTGCTTCTACCGCTTGAAAATTGTAATAGCCATTAGTGTTAACAACGGGTGTATCATTTAAATAAATTGATCTTAACCATGACTCTGGCTGGGTTGACGCATACGGTTTAAATTCGCCAGTGGTCCAGCCTATTTGTCCTTCTTGCGTATCTCCGGTTGGTATCCATTCTCCACTAACTATACCTTCAATTTCTCCTTCTGATAGTAGATCAACCGTTCTTATGGTGCTTCTACTAGTTAAATATCCAGTGGTTCCCTCGTACTCGTGACCCGGTGGGAAGACTCCCGATATAACGCCCTCGCCCGAGTTGTCAATTAAAACAATTCTGTCTTCGCCGTAGGTGCCGCTATTGTTTGCGTTTATGCCGTCTACACTAACACCAAAAAGCAGATTTGTTTTTGAAGGCCCTAGGTGTTCTAGTATGTTGTTTATTACTGACATTTTATCTAAGTTTTCCAGCCTCTCTAACTAGTAGTTTTCTAGTGCCATAGGTACTCATGATTACCTGACTGCCCACTATCAATCTACCGTAACCTATCGGCACGGGTCCACCTTCATTTATTACGTTGACGGGGCCGCTAAATAAGTATGAGTTGGCTAACTGTGTTGGGTCCGAGCTCGGGTTTACTATTTGTCTTTGCTCTGGGTACTCGGGTGGTTCTGATAGTAGCGTGCTAATACCGTTTGATATTAACGCTATACTGGTTAACGCTGCCATTTGATTCGTGGCTGTCGCTAGTCCAACACCACCCACAAGAATACCAAACCACCCCATGAAAGAGCCCTCTAGGCACGGAACAATGTCTATTTGTTCTATGTCATTTCTTTCTAATGTAAGGTCATTGTAAGCCTTGTCATCAGAAGGGGTAGTTTTTTGATCATTAATCAATACATCGTACCTAGCGTATGAATTTTCTTTTCTTATAAAGAATTTTCTTATTGCGTCGTCTGACTGCGAGTTTATAGCGTGGATAGCTTCGCTGACACTAGTGACGTCTATATTCCATTGGTCTTTACCAACTTCCTCTGCTAGCTTTCCATGTAAATTAATAATAGCCATTTAAATATATTCTAAAAATTTTTGATTCTTAACGCAGTACATTATTAATGGTAATCCATGCGCTCTACTAACTTTTTTATCTGCATCAGAGAATACGCCGATCTTATCCTCTGTGTGCGAGTGGTAGTATGCGGTTATTTTTCCTAAGTTAGATACTTTAACATATTCGCTTGCGGTTATTCTAAAGTTACTTTTTTTATCACCAGCGGTGTTGGCGCACCTTTTCGATTTGAATTGATTGTCTGACTTGTATATGATGCCGCAACATTCGTTAGGCAATTCCGCCTGAGCGTGCTCAGTTATATCATTTTTAATTTGTTCGGTCAGGTATCTCATTATTGGACGCTTGTTCTAGTGTTTGTTCCGGGGAAACCGCCGAAAGGTAAATACGTGTTTGCTGGCCCCTTGTCTGTTGCTGGTGGGTTGGTAAATTTTTTGCCCGCGCCCGAGGAGCCCCATCTAAGTTTACAGCCGTCCATGGATTTAGAGCATCTATCCGCTTCCCAGTATTCACTATTGGGTGGTGGATTTCCGCTCGGTACGCTTTTCTTAGCTACGTAGTAATAGTTTACGTCATCTTTCGAAAGGTAAACCACCTGACCTGCTGTAAAGGTATTATTTGGTCTACTTTGTAAATCACTGATATAATCTATTACCGAGCTAGAAGTTACGGCTGTCGGATCGTACGAGCTTGAGCCGTCTGACCCAGTTATTATTCCCGTTAAGTTTTTGTTTTCGTCATTTGCGATTGGTGGGGCAAAGTCTGGTAGGTGTTCAGTAGCTCCATGCTCAGAAACAGAACCTAGATTTTTAAATTCATAGCAGCACCCTTCTCCTCGATAGGTAAATGGACAGCGGTTAGCTAAACAAACTCTACCGGGCACTTTAAAATTCTGTATATCTAAAACAGAGGATAGTTCGAACTGTATGCCGTCTTTATCTTCGCTAATCTTTCTCTCTACAAAATAGCTTTCTTTTGGAAACTCTGGGTTATTGTTAAATCCGCTAGTAAAGTCTCCTACGCCCTCTAGGTTATTAGCGCTATCTAAAAATTTGTAAAAAGTCCTAATCCTTGAAACTTTGGCGCCGATCATATTTTCTAATTCAAGAATGGCTCTTTTTAGGGATAAAAAATAGTTACTAGACACGCTTTCTTCAAGCACTCCTTTTAATGACGTCAGGGTTAGTGTTGGTCTAGGCAAGGAACCGTTAGAGTTCACTTCGAAACCATCCGCAATTATGGGCATGGGGTAATAAGTCTCGCCTCTGAAGAAAATATTTTTTTGATTAAAAGACTCTTCGTTGTGAAATCTTAATACATCATGAGGCAATGCAGTAGAATGCAGGTTTAAGGCAGACTTAATACTGGACAAATCTATTTCGTACAAGGACACTATAGAGCTAGACTCTAAAGAAATTACCTCTTTAGATATACTTTTAAGCGTGTTCTGCGCTGTAGTGGTAGTTATTTTGCTTGCCATACCTTATATGCCTCTTATGAGACCTCCATAAATTCGCACTGTATATTATAGTTGTCAGCAAATACAAATGTGCTATTAAAGCTTTTGCACACGAATTTTTTAATCAAGGAGTATGGCTTGGGGGCTTTAAAGTAAAAATGGCCATACCCTTCTCTTGTATGTAAAAAGTGAAGGATTGCGGCAGCTTCACGCTCATTTCTACTTTCAAAACTTAATGATAAATTTAGTCTATTGTTATTTATCCCCTTTTTAATTCTTTGTTCGTAGCCGTCACCAAATTGTACAGAATGAATTGAAGGTTCATGATTTACCGAGACATTGTAAGAGGGTGACCAGAAAAAGTAGGGCTCGACTGTAGAGACTGAATCAATAGTTACATTTATGTAACCGTTCCAATAAGATGAACCCACCGCGGGTGTGCTTGAGTCACTATTGTCTTGAGACGCATACCAAAATTTATCACTATTATTTACTATGTCATTCTTTTTGTAGGCCGTTCCACCTACCCAAGACGATATGTTATATATTGACGCCATATTCCTTATACCTTTCTATCTTATTTACACTATAATAGTGTAATTATTAGTGGAATGTAAGCAAAAAGATGGTTAATTACTCCCAAAATCAAGTTAGAGTGCGTATAGGTGGAAATGATTTATTCTGTGACAGCGCCGCTATATCCTACAGTGTCGATGTTACCCCAAATTATACCATAAACAGCAAAAATGCTGATGAGTATATTGCTTCTAGACCTCCGAATGGATCTTTCAAAATCACTTACTTCCTTACTGGCTCAGATCCAATCTCTAATAGGATACATGATGAGCGGACACCTACATCAATAAATTTTAATAGTTTAACTGTGTCATCTGGGTATCTGGATAGTTACTCACTGTCTTTAGCGCCACACGGCTCAATCAAGGCTGATGTTAATTTTTCTTTTTATGAAAAAGTTGGTGGAACTTTTGCTACATCCCAACAGTCTTTGTCTGACGCTCCTCCCTTAAATGCGTCTGATTTAAGTTTGGAAAATGGTTCTATAGTATTGTCTGACAACATATTGGACTTAAGTTATAGTTATCAAACTACATTTTCACCAGCATATGTCATTGAGGAGAACTTTAGCGCGGACGGTGTTAACGTGCAGGGAGTAAGTCCTAATCAGAAAAAGGTTTCTGCTAGCTTTAGTCTATACGATTACGACTTGTCTTTGCCGGTCTCAGGCGAAAGGGAGTCCTTTAAAATTAATTTAAAAGATAAAAATAATTCTAGCGTTCAAAGTTATTACATAAACGGACAGTTATCTTCTAAGGATTTTTCAGCGCAGGTCGGTAGTACGCCGAGTTCTAGTTATGAAATAGCACAGGCCACGATTGGGGGAGAGACTCCCACAGTTTCTGGTATAACTCCATCCGCTGGGGGCGTTGGTTCTACTATTATGGTTTCTGGCAATAACTTACTTGATGTAGATCATGGTTATATAGGAGAATACGAATGTGAAGTATCGGGTTCTCCATCTTACAACTCTACAACTGAGCTATATGAGGTCGACCTTATCGTGGCTAATGAAATGCTAAGCGGGTACGTAGCTCCAGTCAAAGTAATCACTAAGGCGGGTGA